TTACAAAAAAGTAACTTCTTTTATTTTTCCTTCTTTAATATAAATTTTATCAATTATTTTTAACCAAAATTTTCTTTTTTCATCTATATTAAAAGTATTATATATATCAGGAATGTCTTTATTTATTAACTCATTTAAATATGTAAAATCTTTTTGAGGTTTTTCTTTTTGTTCTTCTTCTAATTTTAATATTTCTTTATTTATTTTGATATAATCTTGCTTGTAATCTTCTTTAGAAATTAAATCATCTAAATATAAATCTTTTAATTTTGAGAGTTTATTTTTTAAACTATTTATTTTTATATTGTTTTTTTGTGGTTTGGGTTTTGTTTTGATTATAGATTTCGAAATATATGGTTTACACAAATATTTTAAATTATTTATTAGATATTCTTCTACTGATTTATCTGATATAACTTTAGAATTTTGACATTGCTTCTCATTTATTCCGACCTTGTATTTGTATTGCTTATCACAAAAATAATTTATTATTTTGTTTTTACTTCTATAATCTACTTTACGAACTAATCTAGATTTACAATAATAACAATATAACATTCCTGCAAAAATAGAAGGTATATTTTCTTTTTTTAATACTTTTTCAACTCTAGGCAACAAGTTTTGAACTTCGTTAAAAAGTTCTTTATCCATAATAGGAGGAATGTAGTTATCTAAATATACATTTTTTCTATACAACTTATATTTTCCAATATAAGCAGTTTCGCGTAGGTAATTAAATAGAGCATCTTTACCTTTCCCAGGAAAATGTTTAACAAAGTAACTATAAGTTTTTTTATGGTCACCATTTACAGAAATAAAATATTTATATAGATTTCTAATATTTTCTGCTTCTTCTGAATCAATTACAAATTTTTTATCTTTTATTTTATATCCATATTTAGGAGTACCAGAAGTTACTTCACCTTTTTCACGTTTGTTTTTGAATACAAATCTTATTCTTTCGGAAGTTTTTCCTATTTCTCTTTGTGCTAAAGATACTTTTAAATTAAACATAAACATACCATCTGCAGTAGAAGTGTCAACATCATCTTCATCTATTGCTTTCATTGTACAATGGTTATCTTGTAAAATCTTATTTATGTTGTTGGCATCTAATACATTTCTACTTAATCTATCTAATTTAGTAAAGAGTATCATATCATATGCAACAGATTTTTCTAGCATTTCTTGCAATGCTTCTCTTTTTTTCATAGAAGAGGCGGATATACCTTCATCTATATAGACATCATATTTATAGTCATTTTCTTTACAATAGTTAGTTAGTGCATCTTTTTGTGCTTGTATAGAAAAGCCATATTTTACTTGCTCTTCTGTACTGACACGACAATAACAAGCTACAGTTTTCATACAAAAACCTCCTTAAACAAATATTCGGTACTTGTATAAGAAGGTATTATGTAATATAATAATAAAAACTGCTTATACAAGTAGTGTTTGAGAATAGATAATGTAAAACTTTGGCGAGGGATACATTATCTATTTTTTATTTTAATTTTTTTCTATTATTTTCCTTAAGTTTTAATCTTTTTTTCTTTTCTTTTTCTAATTCTTTAATACTTTTCTTTGGTGTAGGTAAATCTTCTGGCATTGTACCACCAAGTTCTTTAATGGTTCTTCTTACTGCTTTACCAACATAATTATGAGTTGCACACGCTAAATCCTCATTGTCAATATTGGCTTTTTTCAATTTAGCCTCTGTTTGTGTAATACGGAAAATGTTAGCACCGAGTTCTTCACTTCCCATATAATCAAGAATATCTTGTCCTCGTCCTAATCCCTTTCTAGACTTTATTTCTTTAGCAGTTTCTTCGTATAATCCTAGATAACCAGCATTATTAAATTTTCCAAAATTTTCTACACCAGATTTTTGAGCAATATCAAATAAAGAGGAATTTCTTTCCTTAGCTAAATTTCTATTATAAATTCTTTTTTCATCTTCAGAAAGTTGCTTATATTCTTCTTCTGTTATTTCTTGCTGTCTTGTTTTGACTGCAAAATATGTTTGTGCAAGAGCTACTGCTTTTAATCTAGGATTTGCATTTTGAGCAATTAAATAACAAGCATATCGATTTAATATGTAATCTTTAATTGATTTTATGGCTACACCTGCTTCGACCATTTTGTTATTAACAACGAAATGGTCAGTATCAAGCATTCCAGAGTTTTTACATGCAGTTTTCGCCTTTTCAATTACAGCATCGAAGTATCTCCAATCTTTATAACCTAATGTTAGCATTAACTCTCTAGCATACCAAAATTCATTTCCATCCTTATCTATATGTTTAATATCTTCAAATGTTTTTTCTGTTAATTTAATTATTTCATTTTCACTCATTATTTTTCCTTTTCTTTCTAATTATATTTTTCATTGACAAACTTTGGTCGGGGAGTAGTTAGTTATTTTTTATTTAATTTTATATTAATGACAAACTTTACAAGGAGCTCTTCCTTCAGATTGAGCTTGCTGTAAAGTTATTTGATGTCCTTTACCTTTTAAAGTTCTACAACCTTGATTGTGATATTTGGTTCCAGTTTCACCAACCCAGACCATTTGAGAGTTATTGGTTGAAGTGCTAGCTTGACTACTTGTTTTTTTTGATGTTCCAGCATTTTCAGATGAAGTTTTTTTAGAAGAGCTAGAATTATTATTAGATGTAGGTGTGGTCTTTGGTGTTTCAGTTACCTGGTTTACAGGTTCTTGTTTTTGTTCATTAGCAGTATTTAATTCTTCTCGTAATGACTTATTTGTTTGTTGTAAGCTATTGATTTGATTGTTATTATTTTGTATTTCAGCACTTAGTTCATTATTTTTATCCTTTAATGTATTTATTTGATTATTTAATTCTTCAATTTGTGAATGATTTTCATAATTATTTGAATTAGAATAAGCTAATAAACAAGATAATGTTAAAAAAGATAAAACTATAATTACTATATTTTTTTTATCTCTAAAAAAAGATTTTTTTGAATTTGAAGAATGTTTTGCTCCTGAAATATTATTAGATTCTGTATTATTATTAGTCATGTTTAATCCCCCTTTTACTATATCATTTATTCCAAATGTAGTTTTATTGTAAACTTTATTATAAACTGCTTTTTTAGGATTAGTAATATATCCCATTCCTTTTTTACCATAAAAAGGATTAATAGCTTTTTTAGCACTTCTTTTTATTCTTCCAGTAGTCCTTGCTTTAAAACTTTTCTTTAAATTAGGAGTTCTAAATCCAAATTTCATATTAATTACTCCTTTTATTTTCTTTTTTTCTTTCTTCTAAACTCTACAACAACACCAAGTATTCTAATAGGCAAATTTTCAATTTGTTCATTAGTATATACCATGGGCGAGTACGATGGATTCAATGGCTGTAGTATAATTCCGTTTTCATTTTTAAATACTCTTTTGAATGTGCCATCATTACCATTAACCATTACTACACAGTCATCACCAGATTCACAATCATCTACTTTTTCAAGGATAAGAGTATCACCTTCTAAATATTCCGGCTCCATAGAATTGCCTTTTACACGTAATCCAAAGTATTGTTTACCACCTCGTAACATATCGGCAGATATTTCTTCTGTATCCATAATATCTTCTATACATTCCATAGGTATTCCAGCAGGTATAGTGCCATATACGAATACTAGTGCAGAATTGGATTGAATAATTTGATCATTTGATTTACTTTCAACCAAATCCGATTTTTGAATACCAAAATAATTAGCTAGTAATTGTATTTTATCAATTCTAGGATATATATTAGCATTATACCAATCAGTAAAAGTAGAATATGGTATTTCTAAATCACGACATACATCATTTCTAGATTTTTTATTTAAACTCATGTAATATTGCAAGTTTTTTGCAAAAATTTCTTTATTTCCTAAATCGCTCATTTTTACCTCCTGCAACAATTATACGACTTTACCGTAAAAAAATCAAGAAAAAAATTAAAAAAATACGGATAAACTATTGACAACGAATAAACCGTGATATATAATTCAAAACAATAAAACGGATAAACCGTAAAAGAAAGGAGGAAATACTTTGGAATTAACATTAAGAGCTTTGAGAATAAATAAAGGATATAGCCAAGAGAAAGCTTCAAAACTAATAGGAATAAGTGTGGATACTTTAGCTAATTATGAGAGAGGAATAACCTTTCCAGATATTCCAGTATTAAAAAAGATAGAAGAAATTTATGAAACTAATTATAATAACATAAATTTTTTTATATCAAAATAACGATTAAAACGTAATAAAGAGGTGAAAATATGAAAATAGAAGAGAGACTAAATAGCTTAGAAGGAATTACATATAGTGAATGGCAAAAAATAAAACTAGTAATAGATAATCGATTTGCTGAAATAAAACTAAAAAGTACCTTCAATATAAATGAAGATACCTTAAAACAATTAAAAACTATTCTTTAAAATCATTTTTTTCCATTTCATTAAGAATAGTTTTATACATACTTAAGTATTCATCGTAAGCTTGAACAGGAGTATCAATTTTACGATTTAAGATAATAGCGATAGCTAAATCGTGAGCACGTTGTTCATTAGACATAAAATTCACCACCTTTCAACAGAATTATAGCATAGGTGGAGTAAGAACGAAAGAGGTGAGAAGATGGAAGAAAGAAAAGCTGAGGAAAAGATGGCTATAGATAATAATGAGACTTTAATTAGTATTTTAGTTGCAATACTAATTGGAACTTTGGGAGGAATAATTAATGCACTTATATCTTTATTATTTTAAGAAATATAAATGCAATTACAATACAAAAATAAAAAAGAGAGGAGTTAGAGAATGGAAGACGAATTTGAAGAATTAAAAAAAATAAAACAAATAGCAAAACCGTTAATTGATTTTATAAAACAAAATTACAACCCTCATACAAGCATTGTGATAAATGAAGATAGTATAAAGGTTGTAACGGATGAAATAAATATTCCTTTAATTAACTAATTTTAATTGCAGGGTAGAATGGTTTAATAAAGTGATGAAAATAACTACCACAAGAATCAGCAGAGACTAAATTGTAATATCTTTCTTGAGGAACTCCATGATATTGATAAATCCCACCACGATTAAATTCAATTTCAAGAGTATTATTTTCATAACCAACCGAACGAATATCGGAAGAGCTGACAAATTGTCGATTCATATATAACACCTCACTTTCTACAAATTAAAATATTTTTCTCTTATGTGTGAGGTAATTATAATACAAATTTCGACAGAAAGGAAGGAGGAGGCATGGATTATGAAAAAGTAAATAAAGCAATTATAGAAATACTAGAAGAAAAATATGGAGTAAAAATAGAAAGCAAAGTTGAAAGGAAGTGAAAACTATGAGTGATCAACAAAAATTTGATTATTTACTAGGAAAATTTACTAGAAAAGCAGCAACTTTTGTAGGAACAATATTATTTTTTGGAACAATCGAATTAATATGTTTAGCACATATATTTTTAAGATAGAGGAGGTGAAAAAGATATGGAATATTTTATATTACTTGCTGTAATAGGTATCTTAATAGCTTACATAGTTATAAGAGAAACATTAATACAAGCACAAATAAAAGAATTAGAAGAAGATCGTAATAATTCAGAATTAAGAGCAGTAATACATTTTAGAAAAATAAATGAAGTTGAGAATTTAATAAAAGAAGAACAAAGAAAACCATTATATGAAAGAAACAACTTTAAGTTAGTAAGCGAAATAAAAGAAGTAATTTCCAACGCCAATTAGACAATTACTTCAAAATGAAAATAAATAAACATTCTCTTAATTTATAATAGCACGATTTAAGAGAAAAAGCAAATAGCACATTGAAAATTGAATATTTTATCAGACGAAAAGCAGTAATATTTTAGAAGTATTGACAGAAGTTCTTCTTATGATAGAATATATGTATAATTTAAATATTAGAGCATAGATATTATAGGAAGGGGGATTTTTTATGAGTAAAATAAATCAAGAAATAGAAGATATGACATCAGAAATATTGTTAAACAATGATATGTATAGAGTCCCTGTTAATGTGATAAAAATAGCTAATGCAAATGGAATTAAAGTATATGCTGGAGAGATAGAAGAAAAAATTTCAGGAGCAATAAGCTATATAAAACAAGAAGATGTATTTAAAATATTAGTAAATAAAAATGATGCAAAAGTAAGACAAAGATTTACAATTGCACATGAATTAGGTCATTATTTTTTAGATAGAGATTTTTTAAAAGGTGAAGAAATACATGTAGATACTACTTTATATAGAGGAGATATAGAAATTGATGAAGAAGCAAAAAAAAGAGAGCAGAAAGTAAATTACTTTGCAGGAGCTTTACTTATGAACAAAACTCTTTTAGAAAAACTAAGAAATGAAAATACAATAAAAGAGCTTGCAGATATATTTGAAGTATCTGTTTCAGCAATGACAGTTAGATTGGACATATTAGGAATTTTATGAAAAAAGATAATAATAAATCAACAACAGAGAAATATAAAATTTTAATCTCCGAAATATTAAATAGAAGTGATAAAGAAGAAATAGAAGTAAAAGAAAAAAACGATATAACTAAAACAGTAGATGAAATCTCAAAAAAATGGAAAATGAATGAAAGAATTATTGAATTATTTGCTAATAATATTGAACAAGATCAGAAATTAAGAAGTAGATATGCAAAAATATTAATTAGAATATTATCAGTAGAATTAATAGCATTAATATTGATATTTGTTTTAAAAGGACTAGGAAAATTAAATTATTCTGATAGTACATTTAACATATTTATATCTGGTGGTATTGCAGAAATATTTGTACTTGTCAGATTGATAGTTAAATATTTATTTAAGGACAATTTAACAGAAGCTTTAAAAATAATAATAACAATGAACAATAAAAGAATCATAAAAAATCAAAGTAAGAAGGAAAATAAAACATCTGATAAACGTTGAGAAATCAACGTTTTTTTGATACATAAAAATATTTTAAAAAAGTTATAAAAAAGTGTTGACAACAATACGTACGTGTGATAATATAATACCAGTTCAAGAGAAAGGAGGTAGAAGTCCTATGATTAAGAACAAAATAAAAAGGCTAGTCAGAGCCTACCAAGCAAAGAGACTAGCCAAAAGTAGAATAGATAATAATCATAAGAATATTAATCTAATTCTACAAGGACTTAAAGAGAGGGGATATTAAAATCCCTTCTTCCTTACCTTGATAAGTAGTATATATTAAAAACGTACGAAAGTCAAGGAAGGGAGCTAATCATATGGAAGAAAAGAAATTGAAGATTATATTAAATAAAAGTGGAAATGGAAATATTAATCCAAGATGTCCAATTCCAATAGATTGGTTTAGAAAATTAGGATTTACAGAACAAGAAGTAGAAGCAAATGCAAGATTGGAAGAAATTGACGGAAAATATAAATTAGTAATTGAAAAATAAATAAAAAGAAACTACTTAATACTGCAAGGTCTGGTAAACATTCAGTATTAAGTAGCCAATAACTTGGCTAAAAGGCTAAGCCTATTAGTCGTACCTAATTATACGATAAATAGAAGCCTCTTGTCAAGTTATGGAAACTGACAGGAGGCTATTTTTTATGAAAAAAATATTAAGAGAAATAATAGTATTAGGAATATTTATAGGAGTTCCTTTATTAGCAGAATATATATCAAATGTAGTAACAATGGATATGATTATGAAAGGTGTCTATTTGGCACTAGGATTAAGTCTAATAAAATTAATAAAGGAGTGTAGATAAATTATGAGTAATGAAGAATTAATTGCAGAGAACAGTAAATTAAGAGAAGAAATAAAACAACTTAAAGAATTATTAAAAAGAAAGAGTGGAAGCAACAGCAGAGCTTATGAAGAAATAAGAGCAATGATAATAGCAAAAGTTAATAAAGAAGTAGAAGTAGATCTAATAGATGGAATAGAAAGAGATTGGACTAGAAAAAGAGCAGAGAAACAAATAATGAGTGACCTTAAGTGGGATTTAAGAGTAAGAAGAATAGCAGATTTTAGAGATGAACATATAGAACAAGCAAGAGAATACTTAAAAAAGTATGAAATTCCAGAAGAGTTGAAGAAATCGAGGTGGGCAGAATAAAAATGGAAAGTGAATTTGTAGTAATTAGCTTAGAAAAATATAACGAATTATATAAAAACAATAAAATCCTAAATGATATATATGATGTGGTTTTAGATAATTTATATATAAACTGTATTAAAGAACCTACATTAAGTATAGAGGGGATAGAGAAATTAATAGAAATTATAACACATAACAACCAATATATAGAAAGAAAGTTAAATGTATTAAAGGAGGAGCAAACAAAAGATGAGTGATATAGAGAAAAGATATGATGAATTAGAAGAAGCAATATTAACTTTAAATATGCAAATAAATGAAACTACGGATAAATATGTTAAAGAAATATTAGAAGATTGTAAAGACAGATTACAAGAAGAATTTGATGCAATAAAGGACGATACGGAGTTAATATGGGAAAACGAAAAAAAAGAATTAGAAAGTGAATATATAAGGAGTGTGTTATAGATGTTTGACGAGAAAAAAGAAGAATATTCTAACAAACAAGGGAAAGATATACCAGTATATATAACTAATAAATATCAAAGTGCAAAAAAGAAAGCAATAGAATTAATAAAAGAAGACAAATATGGATTGCAAGAGAGTGATTTCTGGATATTAATGAATGAAACGAAAACAGGAAAGATGCAATATAGTGGACTTATTTTAAGTCACACAGGTTGTTTAAAAATAAATGATTCATTAGAAGATAAATTAAAGTTTAAACCTTCTTGTATAACAGTAAATGAAATGGGATACAAGAACGAATTAGTTTATACATATATAAATGATGAGCAAGGAATTTATGAAGTTGGAGAAGTAAGTGATAAAAATTGTAAAAATGATTATCCATATGCAATGGCATTAAAGAGATGCTTTGACAGAGTAGTATTAAAAAATTCTAAGTTGGCTTTCTCAGGAGTATATAGCGAAAGTGAAGGAGCAGACGAAAATAAAGAAAATGATGAAGAATTACTAAAAGAGGAAAGCATAGACGAAATAAAAGTAAATGCATTAAAGAAAGCAATAAAGAACTACAAAATATCTGATGCAATAGTAACAATCGTATTAGCTGGATTTAACTATGCAAAATTAGAAGAAATAAAGATAAAAGATTATAAAGCTATATGCGATGCATTTGCTACAAAAAAGTAGGTGTTTAAATGCAAACTACAGGAAATATAATCGATATTAACATAGATTTTAATACACATAAACTTAAAATAACGCTGTTACTAAATATGCAACAACCAGAAGTAATAGAACAACTAAAAAATGAGGACAAGCTAAATATAGACATAAAGAAATACAGAAAAAAACGTAGTTTAGATGCTAATGCTTGTTGTTGGGTACTATGTGACAAAATAGCAAAAGAATTAAGTAAAGATGGAACTATAACAACAAAGGAAAAGATATATAAAGAGGCTATAAAAGATATAGGAACATTTGAGCCAATGATAGTAGAAGAAAAAGCATTTGAAAATTTTAAAAGAATATGGGAGAAACAAGGTTTAGGCTTTCTAATACAAGAAGTTACCAGAAAAGATAAATGTATAAAAGTACATTGTTATTATGGATCTTCTACTTATGATAGTAAAGAAATGAGTTTATTAATAGAATTGTTAGTAGAAGAAGCAAAACAATTAAATATAGAAGTAAAAACGAAACAAGAAATAGAAAGTCTATTGGAAATGTGGCACTAAATTGTGACGAAGAATAAAGGAGAAAAGCACTCTTTTGATTAGTGCCACTAAAGCTCCCCCATAAAGGAGAAATAAATGAGTAAAAGAAGTAGAGCCTGTGAAATACCTAAAAAGGTAAAAGAAAAAGTATGGAAAAGAGATAATGAACATTGCATAATTTGTGGAAAATGGGTTCCAGTAAGTTGTGCAAATGCACATTATATAAAACGAAGCCAAGGAGGCCTTGGAATAGAACAGAATATAGTTACGATGTGTCCAGAATGCCATTACGAAGAAGATTTTGGACAAGCAACTAAATTATATGAAGATAATATAAAAATTTATTTAAAAACAAAATATAAAGATTGGAAAATAGAAAATTTAATTTATAAGAAATATTAGGAGGAAATTAAAATGAGTTTTATAGATAGTTTAAAGAAAGAAGCGAAGAAATATGCAAGAATGGGAGATTTATTAGATGAACATTATGAAGAAGATGGATATAAAGATATTGAATTTGTAGAAACATTAAGTACAGATGAACATAGATGGTACATTTTAGAGGAAAATGTATATAAAGCAAAAGTAAATGGAAAGGATTATTATTTTGGAGTTTGGGAAGTAGGAAGTCTTAAAAGTGAAAGCATGACACCAGAAGATACATATTTCAACATAGAAGTATTTGAAGTAGAAAAAATAGTAAAAGAAACATTTAAAAGAAAAGAAAATTAAACAACAGGGCTAGGCAACAAACTTAGCCCTTAAATATTACAAAAGGAGGAAGCAAATGGATAAGAACAGCTTTCTAATATACATAGATTATGAAGAACAATTTAGTTTATTAACAGATGAACAATTAGGACAACTTATAAGAGCAATAATGAAATACGAAAAAACAAGTGAGATTCCGAAACTAGACGGAATGTTAAAAATGGCTTTCTCTTTTATTAAGACACAATTAGATAGAGATAGAGAAAAATACGAAGAAAAGTGTGCAAAAAATAGAGAGAATGCTAAAAGAGGTGGCAGACCAAAAAAGCAAATGGATAATAAAAAAACGAACGGTTTTAAAGAAAACCAAATGGATGCCAAAAAAACCGATAATGATGATGAAGATGATAATGATAATGAAGAAGATGAAGACAACAATAATAATGATGTTGTAAGCGACAGTTGTGTTGACGGTTTACAAGGAGTTATTGATTTTTATAATAATAATATTGGCTTTTTAAGTCCATATGGCCTAAAAATTCTAGAAAGTTATGCAGAAGATTTGTCTAGTGAACTAGTGATTTATGCAATGCAAATATCTGTAGAAAATAACAAAAAGACAATTAGCTACATTAAGGCGATATTAAATAACTGGTCTAAAGCTAATATTAAGACATTAGAAGAGGCAAAAAGAGAGAATAAGGAGAAAATAAGTAATGACAAACAAATAGAGCAACGTAAATATACAGAAGATGAGTTTGAAAGTTTGTATGCGAATTAAGGAGTGATTGAAAGTGAAAGAAATGGAATATACACCAAAGCAAGTAAGAATATTATTAGATAGAGGCAATTATAAAGGATTTAATTATTATATTTTAAATTTAGGATACCATCCAACAGCATATATAGAAATGCCAAAAGGCTCAAAATATTATGAAAAAGAAATGGAAGACATAGATTTAGATGTACACGGTGGAGTGACTTATGCAGATGATCATTTGTATATATCTGAAAATGAAAGATTAGAAGGTTGGTTTGCAGGTTGGGATTATGCACATTATGGAGATTATGGAGGATATGAAGAAATGATGCCAGAGCGATTTAGAGTTGGTGGTAAAAAATGGACAACTTCTGAAATATTAGAAGAAGTAAAACATGCAATAGATATGTTAGAGGAGTGATAACGAATGAAAATAAGTAATATAACAAGGCAATTAAGCTTTGAAAATATAAAGCCTAAAAAGAAAATAAGATATATGCAAATACTAGAAAGATTACTTTATGGAAATAAGACTGCAAAAGAAATTGCAGTAGAATTATTTGATTTAGAATTTACAAATACAAGTGAAAGAAATACGACAGCACCACGTTTAACAGAATTAGAAAAGATGGGATATGTGGAAGAAACAGCAAAGAAAACTTGTGAATACACAGGTAAAGCAGTAACTGTTTATAAGATAACAAAAAAAGGATATGAAGCAGTTAATTATAATCATATTACAAGAATAGATTAGTTAGGAGGAATTAAAGATGAAATTTAAAGTTGGAGATAGAGTGAGGTTTGTGAAAAGCGTAATATATCACAACAAAGATGTTAAATTAGGAGAAGTTTATACTGTCCAAGATATAGAGGAAAGAGGTTATATGATTGAGAACAAGGAATGGTTTAAAGAAAAAGAGCTACAAAAGGTAGAATATACATACAAAGATTTAGAAAAAGCACCAATTGGAACAAAAGTAACATTTGAAAATGGAGAAATTTTAGTTAAAGATGGAGAAGATTTTTTCGAAAATGCTAGTTATGTAAAAAATATATTAGAGCTATATAATTTTAAATCTAGAATATTAGGCAAAATAATAAAAATAGAAGAGCCAGAATATCAAGCGGTATATGAAAGTAAGCCTGAAATACTAGACGAAGTAGAAAAGAGATATTTAAGTAATGTAATTAGACCTTTTAGGGATAAAGTAACGAACATTAAGAAAAGTACAAACGGTAAAAGAGAATATATAACCGTAAACATGGTAAATGATTTAGGTATAAGTTTTCCTGGATTTGAGATAGGAAAAATGTACAAAGGGATGGAACGAGGTGAATTATATACTTTAGAAGAATTGAGGCTATAGAAGATGAAACAAATAGATAAAAAATATATTTGCTATTACTGCCTAGGGTGTAATGCAGAAGAACAAGAAAACTTTACACCTAGGCAGAGATGCAGAAACTTTGTGCCACGGACATAAAAACTGGGAAAAGATGTGGAGAGAGGAGCTAAAAAAAAGTGAACAAGTACAGAAATAAAAAAGTTATAGTAGAAGATTATGGATTTGATAGTATACAAGAGAGCAGAAGATATAAGGAGTTAAAATTATTATTAAAAGCTAGACAAATAAGTAATTTAGAATTACAGCCTCATTTTTTATTACAAGATAGTTTTAAGAAAAATGGAAAGACATATAGAAAGATAGAATATATAGCAGATTTTAAGTATATAGAAGAAGGAAAGACAATAGTAGAAGATGTAAAAGGTATGCAGACAGATGTATTTAAGCTGAAACGTAAGCTATTTGAAAAGAAATATCCAGATTTGGAGTTAAGAATAATTAAATAAGAAATGTGAGGAATTAGGATGGATATAGAAGAGGATTTAAAGATATTACAAAATCTAAAAAAATACTTAAATTTATTAATACATGAGGGAACACATAAAATTATTTACAATAACCTAGGATGGGATGAGAAAACTATTGATTGTATTAATGCAATAGCCCACATATTAGCAGAAAGAGAAGAAGATAAAAAGAGAATAGAAGAATTAGAGAGGAAAAATAAAGTGATTAAAAAAACAATATATCCAAAAACAGAAAGAGTAAAAGTATGTAGCGAAAATAGTTGTGAAATAACAGAAAAATTAGACGGAAGTAATCTATGTATATTTAAATTAAATAATAAGTTATATATAGCACAAAGAAATAATATATACGGAATAGATGAAATAGATACTAATGAAGTAAAACAAGTTTTATACAAAGGACTATATAATTGGTTATTAGATCATAAAGCATTTTTAGAATTAGAATTACAAGACAATAGTTGTTTATGTGGCGAATGGATTGGAATGGGTAAATTAAAATATCCTGTAGATGAATTTGAACAAAGATTTTATATGTTTGCGAAAGCAAATGTAAATCCACAAATGGAATTATACAATTTTAGATATTATCATAGTTTATTTATATATCCTTTTAAAACACAAGTTATACCAAACTTTATAGGGGTAGTACCAGTAGCATATAAATTAGGAATAGTTCCAGACAAGAATAAATTAGATGAATTATATACAGCATATTGTAAGAAAACGAATAGAAATGTAGAAGGATTTGTAGTTAATTATAATGATAGAATAAGTAAGTATGTAAGAATGAAAAATGGAAAATTAACAGAGCATTTTGATAGAGAAAACAAGAGGTGAGTAGATGACTAAAGAGCAAGAAGCTATAGAAAGCTTAGAACAACTAATTAATATAAGAAAAAATAAAGCAGGACAAATAAAATATGATAATTGCATTTGTAGTACTACAGCAATAGAAACGATTTTAAATATGCTAAAAGAAAAAGATGCAGAGATACATCAGAAAAACACAGAGCTTGCAGAGAAGAAAGACAAGATGATAGATTTATTAATAGACTATATTGATACATTATCAGAATATTATACAAGAGCCGAAGGTAAAAATAACGAATTTTGCGATGAAAAATGTATAGATAAAAATATAGATTGCTATGATTGCATAAAACAATATTTTGAAAGGAAAGCAGAACAGAAAGGGGAATAAAATGAATAATTGGGTAACTTCTGATTTACATTTTGGACATAAAAATATAATAAAGTATGAAAATAGACCGTTTAAAGATATAGAGGAAATGGATAAAGCAATTATAGAATTATGGAATAAAACTGTAAAGAAAGATGATAAAATATATATCTTAGGAGATTTTAGTTGGTATAAAGGCGAGAAAACAAATGAAATATTATATAAGTTAAACGGAAATAAATTTTTGATAATAGGAAATCATGATAAAAACTTTTTAGATGATAAGAGATTTAATAAAAATTTATTTGAAGAAATTTGCTATTATAAAGAGATTAAAATTAACAAAAAAAAGATTGTAATGTTTCATTATCCAATAGCTGAATGGAATGGACAAATTAATGGAAGTATTCATTTATTTGGACATATTCATACCATAAAAAGTAACACTTCTGAATATATGAATAAGTTAAATAATGAATACGGATATAAATGTATAAATGTAGGAATAGATGTACACAAAAGACTTTTAAATTTGGAGGAATTGTTATGAGTAGAGATGATTTTATTAACACGAGATTAAAAGAACATTATGAATCTATAAAAGATAAATATGATGTTGCTTATTTAGGAGTGCAAGGTAGTCAAAACTATGAGTTAGATATATATGATGATGATTATAAATCTGACATAGATACAAAAGCAATAGTATTACCTAGTTTTGAAGATATAGTTTATAATAAACAGCCTGTAAGTAAAACTCTTGTATTAGATAATAATGAGCATATTGATGTAAAAGATATAAGAGTAATGTTTGAAAATTTTAAAAAACAAAATATAAACTTTATAGAAATATTATTTACTAAATTCAATATAGTAAAACTAGAATATAGCGAACAAATAAAGAAAATGATAAATGCAAGAGAAGAAATTGCTAGATTAAATGTAAATCAAGCATTAAGATGTATATCTGGAATGAGTAAAGAAAAATTAAAAGCTTTAAAACATCCATACCCTGCAACAAAAGATAAAATAGAAAAATTCGGATATGATCCAAAACAATTACATCATATTTTAAGAATGAATGATTTTATTAAAAAATACGGAATAGAAAAAAGGAAATATCAAGATTGCTTAATTCCAGATAATAAAGAATATTTAATTAAAATAAAAAAAGGAATTTTAGGTGAAGAAGAAGCAACAAAGTTAGCGAAAGAAACGGACCAAGAAACGTATAAAATTAAAGAAAGTTTATTAAGAAAACAAGATGAAATTAATCAAAATGCAATAGATATTTTAAATGATGTAAAATATTCTATTTTAAAGCAAAAATTTAGAAATGAATTATTAAAAGATAATTATTAGGGAGGTAACAATGGACAAGATTGAAGTAGGAGAATATGTGAGAACTAAAAAAGGAAAAATTTTTAAATATGGTAAAGGTAGAACATATTTAGGAAAAGATAATGAAATATTAAACCATAGCTTTAACATAAAAGAATTAATAGAAGAGGGAGATATAGTAGAATATCAAGTTAATTCTTTAAGTAAATTAAAAGTTGGTAGAGTAAATAGCTACAGAGATACTAGAAGTAACAAAGAGTGTTTATGCGTCGAGGGATTCGATATTACAAAAATAGCTAAAATTAGAACAATACTAACACATGAGCAATACGAAAGAAATTGCTATAGATTGGAGAATGACTAATGTTGACAGACGAAGAAAAAGAACTAATACAAAAGATAAGAGCAGATCTAGGCATATTAGATAATGTACTTAAAAAGAGGTTAGAGGATAAGGCTAGCAAGGCAGAAGTAACAAGAATTAGAATAAAAACAGAGGAGAGTTTTTATAAATTAAAAAATTACTATACGTAGGAGGTACAAATGAATAGAAAAGACCTTAAAGATTACAAATATAATCAAGAGTGGATAAAAGAGCAAATGGAATATATAGAGGAACTAAACAGCACAATTAATAGATTAACTACAACTTTACCGGATATGCCTAAAGGAAGTAAAAGCATATATGATATAGAAGCAGAGAAGATAGTAAATTTACAAGATAAAATAAAAGAAGTATATGATTATATAATAAAACAACAAGAGAAACAAAATAAAATATTAGAGCAATTAAATAAATTAGAATCAAAAAATAAATTGATTTTAACGAAAATATACATAAATGGTAAAAGCTTAGTTACAGCTGCAAGTGAATTAGGATATGAATATAAATACATGTGCGTTAAACATGGAGAAGCTTTAACAGAATTTGATAAATTTGATTTACAACACGAAAAATAAGGTTGAATCACGACATTAAAAGTTGCTAATATATATAATAGCAAATAAGTTAGATAATGAATATCTAATAGTATTTGAACCTATAATTTATTAAGAAAGAGCAGATGTTTTAAATGTCTACTCTTTTTAAATGTACTAGACATTGTAAACCGTTGAAAGATCACCTACTTTCTTATACAAAATATTTGACTAAACAAGCTATTTCTAGTGTAGTTTGTTTTTTTATTTATAAGGAGAAGTAAATGAAACTAAAGATTATAATTTTATACTTATTAATAAAGGTGCTAAGCAAATATGAAAGATAAAATAAATTGGAAAGAATGCATGAAAAGGAAATGCGAACAATGCAAATATTATGACAAATGCTTTAAAGAACAAAAATTAGATAAGCCAAAAGGAGTACCTTATGAATACAAATGAAATAACTGAAAAATATAAAAAAGAAATATGTCCTTATTGCATACATTATAAAAATAAAGATTATAAGGAATGTAGTGTAGTTGTAACAATAGACGGGCAAGCTAATTGTATTAATTGTAAATGTATAGAATATGATAGAAACAGTGAATAAAGCAGGTGGAAGTTGATGGCAAAATATGATTGGAAGCAGTTAGAAAAGGAATACATTTCAGGAAATTATAAATCAATAAATGCTTTTTTAAAAGAAAAAGGAATATCAAGAAATAAAACTACAAACACACAAACAAAAGAATGGAACATCAAAAAGCATCAAAAAGACATCAAAAAAACATCAAAAACAATAGAAAAAGTAATAGAAAAAGAAGCAGAAAAAGAAGCGCAACAAATAGTAGATATAAAATCAATTGCAAACGATTTAGCACTTAATATTATAAAAGCAAATAGTCAATTAGAAACTTACCTAGTGAAAAACAAAAAGAAAACAAAAAAAGTAAAATACGATTATAAAGCAAACAAACCTAGCGAGGAAGAAATCATTGAAAATGAAGAAATAGAGACTATGAAAGGAATAATCGATAGACAAGGATTAAAGATGCTTGCATCTGCTTTAAAGGATTTAAACGAAATAATTGGAAATGATAAAGAAGCTAACAAGGAAACGTTAGACAAATTAGATGAAGTACTAAAAGGATTAGGTGGTGTTGTTTAATGTTTTCAGAAAAGCAAAGAGAATTTTTAGACAATGCCAACAGAAGATGGAATATAAAATATGGAGCTACAAGAAGTGGAAAAACATATTTAGATTATTATGTGATACCTAAAAGAATAAGAAATGGAATAGGAAAACCAGGAATAACTGTAATATTAGGAAATACTAAAGGAACTTTGCAAAGAAATGTAATAGAGCCATTACAAGACATATGGGGAACAGAATTAGTTTCTGAAATAAAAGCTGATAATACAGCTTATTTGTTTGGAGAAAAATGTTACTGTTTAGGAGCAGACAACAAAAAGCATATAAATAAAATAAGAGGACCAAGTTTTAAATATTGTTATGGAGATGAGATTGCAACTTGGGATGAAGGCGTTTTCCAAATGCTTAAATCTAGGTTAGACAAACCATACAGTAAATTTGACGGAACTTGCAATCCAGAAGGACCTTCACATTGGTTTAAGAAATTTTTAGATAGCGATGCGGATATTTATCAACAAAGATATACTTTATATGACAATCCATTTTTAGCAAAAGAAGTCTTACAAGCGTTAGAAACAGAATATAGAGGAACAGTATTTTTTGATAGATATATATTAGGAGATTGGAAAGCTGCTGAAGGAACAATATATATGTTATTTGCTGATAAGACAAAGGACTTTTTAGTAGATAATGTAAAAGAGCAACTAGCAATAGTAACAATAGGAGTAGACTATGGTGCTGGAAAGTCTAAAATAAAATTTGTAGCAAGTGGCATTACATATAATTTTAGAAATGTTTATGTTTTAGACGAAATGGATTTATCTGGAGTTTATGACCCAGAGCAAATATATGAAAAGTTTATAGAGTTTTATAAAAGAGTGTACGACAAATATGATAAATGTCAGTACGCTTTTTGTGATTATGGAGCATTAGGGAATGTAATAACTTTAGGATTAATCAGAAGATGTCAAAAGGAGAGATTACCAGTGCAAGTAGTAGATTGTAGTAAAGGGTTAATAAATGACAGAATATTTTTAAGTAGCACATTAATGGCACAAAGAAGATTCTTTATATTAAGAAAAAATACGATAATAACAAAAGCTTTTCAAGATGCTTTGTGGAATGATAATAAACCAGATGAAAGATTAGACGATGGAACAACAGACATAGACAGTTTGGACGCATTTGAATATTCAATAAATAGTTTTTATGAAAATTTAATTAATAGCAGGAGATAAAAGATGAACTTACAACAATTTTTTAGTAATGAAGGATATGACATATCAGAAAAGTTAAATTGGGAAAAATATATAGATATTTGGTCAAGTTGGTATAGAGGCAAAGTACGAAGATTCCATAATTACTATATTTATAATGGTCAAAGAAAAGTAAAAATGGAAAAAAAGTCTTTGCAAGGGGCTAAAAAAGTTGCAGAAGATTGGGCAGATTTACTTTTCAATGAAAAAGTGTCTATAAATTTACAAAAAGATGAAGATACAAAGGCATTAAATGATATATTAAGACAAAACAATGCGGAAGTAATTATAAATCAAGGTTTAGAAAAATCATTTGCTATTGGTACAGGAGCATTAGTAGTTTCAGTACAGGACATAGAACAAGAAGAGAATATATTAGATGTAACAAATGCAAAAATAAAATTAGAATTTGTAGAATGTAAAAAAATAATACCTCTAACATGGGAAAACGGAAAGATAATAGAATGTGCTTTTGTAACAACCAAACATAAAAAAGGACAAACATATATTTATATAGCAATGCATGTTTTAAATGATAAAGGAAATTATGTAATAAAGAACTATATGTTTAAAGGTAAATATAGTTCTTTTGTAGAAGCAAATGACGAAGAAAAAGAAGGATTTTTAGAAGAATTTGATACACAGAGTGATATTCCATGGTTTTCTATTATTAAGCCAAATATTTGCAACAATATAGATAGTGAAACGCCATTCGGTTTGTCTGTTTATGCTAATGCAATAGATACATTAAAGTGTTTAGACAATGCATATGATGGATTAGATAATGAAGTGACAATAGGCAGAAGAAGAACATTTATAGCAGAAGAAATGATGACTTATGATGATGGAGAAGGCAAAATGGTATTTGATCCTAACGATATTTCTGTTTATCGTATGCCTAAAGGTTTTAATAAAGATTCAATGATAGAACATGATGATGCAAATTTAAGGGCAGATCAATTTATTAGTACAGTAAATTATCAATTAAACATATTATCAAGTAAGGTTGGATTTGGACAAGAAAGATATAAATTTGATGGACAAGCAATACAAACAGCCACGGGAGTTATATCAGAAAATTCAGATATGTTCAGAACAATAAAGAAGCATGAGCAAATGCTAGAAGATAGTTTAATTACTATTATAAAAGCAATTGCTTATGCTTCTACTGTTTTTGGAAATGTCAGTATAGATGCGAGTGTTGTAACAATAGATTTTGATGATAGCATAATAGAAGATAGAGGAGCAGAGAAAGTAAGGGCAATGCAAGAAGTATCTCAAAACTTAAGAAGCAGAGAATCTTATATGATTAATTATAGAAACTTAAATGAGCAACAAGTAAAAGAAGAATTATATAAAATACAGCAAGAAAAAATGAGTAATCAAGAAGCATTTGGATTTACTCCTAATAATGAAAATAGCGAAGAGGAATAGCTTATGCTAAGTGAAAAAGATTTTGCAAAGATAGAAAGACAAGCAAATCAAATATATGCAAATTTAGAATTAGACATAATAGAAGAAATAGCAACAAGAATAGCTAATTTTGGATATGCAAATACAGTAGTTATAAATGATATAAAAATTGCTCAAGAAATGGGAGTTTTGTATCAAGACATAGTAACTCTAGTAGCAAAATATAACAATACAAGTTTTGAAGAAGTAAATAGAATATTCACAGAAGCATCTGAAACATCATTAAACTATGATGATAAAATATACAAAGAAGCAGGGCTAAATCCTAAACCTTTAAGTCAAAGTGAAAGCATAAAACAAACGATGAATGCTACTGTTGAAAGAACGGCAGGTAATTTGCAGAATTTGTGTATGACAACAGCAAATACAGCACAGACACAATTTTATAATGCAATAAACAGTACATATATGTATACGAGTACAGGAGTTAAAAGTTATACTCAAGCAATTTTAGATGAAATTAAAAATATAAGCAAACAAGGAGCAATTATACAATATCCAAGTGGAGCTAGAAGAAGTGTAGAGAGTGCTGTAAGAATGAATGTAATTACAGCTATTAATCAAAATTGTGGTAAATTACAAGAGTTACGAGCAGATGAACTAGGTTGGGATTTAATGGAAATTACAGCACATAGTGGAGCAAGACCAGAACATGCAAGATGGCAAGGAAAAATAGTTAGTAGAAGTGGAAAAAAAGGATATTTAAATTTGCGAGATATTGGTTATGGAGAAGTAACCGGCTTTAAAGGAGTAAATTGCAGACATGATTGGCATCCATATTTAGAAGGTTCTGCTAGGACATATTCACAAGAACAATTAAATGCTTGGAAAAATGAAAAAGTAGAATATAATGGAAAAAAGATAAGCAAATATGAAGCAACGCAAATACAAAGAAAAATGGAAAGACAAATTAGAAATGATAAAAAACAATTAGCAGGATTACAAGGCATTCTGAAATCTAATATGAATGATAATAAACTTATTTTAGAAACAAAAACTAATTTTGCAAAACGTTCATTAATTTATAAAACACATCAAAATGAGTTAGATGATTTTATAAAACAAACATCATTAGTTAAAGATAATAGTAGATTATACATGGGAAATCAGGATAAAAATATTAGTACACAAATAGCTAATGTAACTAAAATAGCTAACAAGTATAATAATAGTGATATTATAGGAAGTAAAGTAAATGGAGTAAAAATAACAGAAATTGGAGAACATATAATATCAAGGACTTATGCTAGAAATATAACATTTGAAGATGTACAAGACACATTGAAAAATCCAATAGGATATGGTACAATTAAAGAAGATTCAAAAGGTAGAAAGAGTTTTTATGTGCATGGAAAAAATATAACAATAGCAGTTAATCCAGAAACAGGAAAACTTGCAACAGTAAGACAGACAAGTAGAAGGGAAAAGAAAAAATATGGAATTGAAGAATAGATTAAAACAAAAAGAAATAGAGCTATTAAATAAGGTAGGAATAAAAATAAAAGATGGTAATTATACAATAGACGAAACAGGAGATATTATAGAAAGATTAGATAGCGTAATACAAGAGAATTTAAATGAGAGTGGAGATATGACAGAAAAAGCAATAGAATATGAAAGTATACAAGACAAAATACTAGAATTTGAAAAAGAAATTTAACGGTAAAAAATATGTTTTTAATAAAGAGCTAGAAATAGCTCTTATTTTTATGCAAATTTAGTGTAACGGTAGCACAACAGTCTCCAAAACTGTTTGTAGTGGTTCAAATCCATTAGTTTGCGCCAATTCTTTTTATGGTTAGAGCTTTAAAGAAACCAAAAATAACTCTAGCTTGTCGAGATATAAATGCAAGCACGCAGTCGATAGAGTGAACTATCATTTAAAAAAATCAGCGTAGAAAGGAATAAAATATGGATGAAGAATTAAAAAATTTATTTGGTGAAAATTCATTATCATATGATGATTTTTCGAAAGCTATTGAAGAAAAAGGAATGAAATTAGCTAATCTTTCTGCAGGAGGATATATTGCTAAAAGTAAATATGATGATGACTTAAAAAAAGCTAAAAATTTAGATTACAAGAAAAAGTACGAGGATTTAGAAACATCTATTCAGGGAGATGATGGAATTAATGCAAAACTTAAGAACATCACATCCGAAAGAGATGACTATAAATCTAAATATGAAGAGCTTAACTCTAAATATTCTATGTTAGATGCAACAACAAAAGTAGTTAAAGCAGGAATAAAACCCGAATTTGCTAAATTTGTTGCAAGTGAAGTATTAGGTCAAGTAAGTGATACACTTGATTTTGATACTGCATTAAAAGCTTATAAAGCAAAAAATCCACAATTTAATTCAGAAACTGCAGTTGTTAAAAGAAAAGTGGGGTCTAGTTTAAAACTAGATGGAAGAGAATTAAATAACGAAAATGAAACAAATAAAATTATGAACGATTTAATACGTTCTGCAAGAGATTAGTTAATATACTAATCTTTTTATTTTTTTATATTAAAGGAGGAATTTTATCATGGGACAAATGATATCAAGAAGTAATGCAGAAACATTGATTGATGAACAAGTAGCTCAAGAAATTATACAAGGAGCTATAAAACAATCAAGAGCAATGCAAATGTTTAGAAGACTACCTAATATGACTTCTAATAAAACAAAAATGAGAGTGTTAGATGCACTACCACTAGTGTATTGGCAAGGAAGCGATAATGCTAGAAAACAATTAACAAAGATGGCTTGGGATAAAAAGTATATTACAGCTGAAGAAATGGCTGTTATAGTACCTATTCCAGAGAATGTATTAGATGATGCCGATTATGATATTTGGGGAGAAGTAAGACCAAGAGTAGAAGAGGCTATGGGAAAAAAATTTGATCAAGCTGTATTTACAGGGGTAGATAAGCCAACAGGATTTAGAGCTGATATATTAACATCTACATTAAATGCAGGAGCATCTGTAACACCTTTAGATACATTATATCTTTCTATAGATAAAGCTATGTCATACGTAGAAGAAAGTGGATATAATCCAAATAGTATAGTTGGTGGTATGAATGTAAAATCAGCATTTAGAACAATGTTAGATAACAACGGACAACCAATTAAAGGAACAGAAATCGATGAATTAAATAAAGCATATGTTGATAATGGAGCTTGGGATAAATCGTTAGCACAAATGATTGTAGGAGATTTCTCACAAGCAGTTTATGCAATTAGACAAGACATTACTTTTAAAGTATTAGATCAAGCTGTAATTCAAGATCCAGCAACAGGAGAAATTTTATATAACTTAGCACAAGATGATATGGTTGCTTTAAGAGTAACAATGAGAATTGGTTGGGAAATACCAAACCCAATAAATTCATTACAACCAGATGAATCAGTAAGATTTCCATTTGCTGTTATATTACCTGGTTCATATTCTGAAGGTAGAGTAGATGTAACAATTAATGTTAAAGATGGTGAAGCAGCAAATATAGAAGGAGCAAAAGTACAATTTAATGGACAAATTAAGAAAACAAATACTTCTGGAAATGCTGTATTCAAAGCAAATAAAAATTCAACAGGATTATATAGAGTTACAGCGGAAGATATGAAAAGAGACGTTATTGGTGCTGTCGAAGTTGAAGATAGTGCGAAAACAGAAAATGTTGTTATTAACTTAAAAAAAAAATCAGTTTAGCAACAAATCTAAAAGTGCCAGAACAAAACGAAACTTGGCTAAATAAAAAAATATCTGACATGATAGGACCTGGTGCAACAGTAAATAAAAATGGAAATGTAAAAGCTACTTTGAAAAAAGTAGAAGGATTTACAGATTTTAGCTCAGTAGAAGAAGAACAAAGTGGACATTATTTTCCATTTTCTCTAACTGCAACAGGTTCTAAAATGACATTTAAGAAAAATGGAACAGAAACAAAGAAAGATATACCATTCGATAAAGATATTATTTTTAGAACAGAAAAAACAGATACTTGGGAAGTTTTAGTAGATGGAACAAGTGTTGTTAAATTAAATTTTGCAAATGCAACATTTGCAGAATAGGAGGATAGGTATGTTACAATATGTTACTGAAAATGAATATAGAAATATTCTACAAGCAAAAGACATACCAGAGGATTTTAATAATTTAAGTATAGAAGCAAGTAACTATATTAATCACAAAACTTTTGGAAGAGTTTATAAAGATGATATTCCAGAGCAAGTGCAATATGTTACTTGCTTAATTATAGATTTATTAAATGAGGAAAATACAAAATTATCCAAAATAGGAAATCTTAAATCACAAAATATTGAAGGATGGTCAGAAAGTTACTCTACACCAGAAGAAGTTAAGACTGATTATGAAGATAAGAAGTGTTCTACATTAAAAAAATATTTATGGAATGTTATTGGAACAGATGGAAATCCTTTATTGTATTGTGGGGTGTGCTAGTCATGAATGATAGATTTTTTATACATCAAATAACAGTTTATCACACTACAGATGATGAACAATTTACAATACAACATTACGATAAGGTCTATTTTAGACATAATAAAAAGATTAATCTAATTGACAAAGGACTTCAAGAAGGAAGTACAGGCTCTATTACAATACCAACTACAGAAAAGCTAGATATCTCTACTGATGATTATGTAGTAGAAGGAATTATAGATAATGTGTTCAATTTATCTGCATTACAAGAGAAATATCAAGTTTTTAAAGTAGTTAGTGTTGATGATAATCGAAAAGGTAGTCTTCAGCACTACAAAATAGGAGTAACAGAATAATGAGTGGTAGTGGATTTAATATAAAAGTAAAAATGAACTCTACTAACAAGATATTAAAAGACCATGGATTGGACCAAGATGGTAGAGTGCAACAATATTTGCTAACAACAGCAGAAAGATTTATGAACCCTTTTATACCAATGGACAATGGAATGCTTAGAAGAAATAAAACTTATCCTAATAATCATTCTATTAAGTATACTAGCCCATATGCAAAATATCAGTATTATGGAAAAATGTATATAAGCCCAAAATTAGGGGTGTCTGGAATACCATTAAAAAGTGGAAGATGGTGGTCTCCAAAAGGAGAAATAAAGATAGCAACATCTAAAAATCTAACATATCATACTTCTGGAACTGGTCCTAAGTGGGATAAGCTTATGATGCAAAGAAGAAAGAATGATTTAATTAAAGACGTAGAAAACTATATAAAAACAGGAGGCTAAAATGGCAGAAAAATCAAAAATGGAATTAATAAAAGAATTTATAGAAACTTGTCCATATTTGAAAAATGGAAAAGTAAATGTAGATTACATAAAAGATAAGCCACAATCTTATAGTATAGATGAAACACCAATAAATCCAGTTTTACAAACTTTTAAAGACGGTGGAAGGAGACTACAAATACAATGCGATTTTTCTATTCAAGCTAGTTTTAGTGCTTTAGAGAATATAAAAAATTCTGAATTTTGTGATGATTTTACAGATTGGATATATGAACAAAACAAAAATGAAAATTTACCAAAGATAGATGGAGCTGTTTGGATTAAATGTTTAGGCAGAGGAACAATATTACAGACAACAGAAACAACAGCAATATATGTAATACCTATGCAGGTAGCTTATGAAGAAGACTTTTAAAAGTCTTCTATTTTTTTATATAAGGAGGAAAATATATATGGAAAAATTAGTAACTAGAAATAGAAAAGTTGCTTTTATGGATGTTTCTACAACTACTATAGCTAATTTCTTAAGAATGACTAAATTTACAGAAATCTCTAAATCTAAAAATCCTGTAGAATATTCACGTACTTATGTTGACGAAGATGGAGAAACAACTGATGTAACAGGATATAGTGAAGAAATATCTTACAATTTCGACCAACACGAAGGAAATCTAGTGCATGACAAATTAGCAGATATAGCAGATGACGAAAAGAAAGGAGCAGATGCACTTGTAAAAATATTACAAGTTGACTTCACAAAACCAATTGATGATGGATATAAAGCAAGATTAAGAACATATTCTACAGTTCCAGATACTGATGGAGATGCTACAGAGGCTTATACTTATGCAGGGGCATTTAAGAAAAATAGTACTATGACTGTAGGAAAAGCAGTAGTAAGTGCAGATGGAATGAAGGCAACATTTACACCAAAAGAAGAAGTAGCAGAATATCCAGTAACTTTTGTAGTTAAAGATAGTTCAGGAGCACCTGTTGAAAATGCTAAGATTACTATAGAGGGAGTATCTTATTTAACAGATGCAACAGGAATTGTAGTTGTAATTTTAGATGCTAATTCATACAGCAATATAACTGTAGAAAAAGAAGGTTATACAACACAAGATGATGTAGCAGTTACAGTAACAAATAAAGCTGTATTAAAAGAAATAACATTAGCAGGGGCTTAGCAATAAGCCTCTTAAATAATTTGGAGGGAAAAATGAAATTAAAAGATATTGAAGTTGACTTTAGCTTTACAGACGCAGATTGCATGGAAAGATTAGAAAATGCAGCCAAAAAAGTTAAAGAAAAATCTGAATTAAAAGATAAAGAAGAAAAAAGTTTATCAGAAACTATTAGAGAAGAATGTAAAATTATAGATGAATTTTTTGATGAAGTTTTTGGAGAAGGAATATCAGAAAAAATATTTAAAGGCAAAAAAGATTTACAAGATCATATGGAAGTATTCACAGATATAATTAATGCCAAAATTGCAACGACAAAAGATACACAAAATTTATATGATACTTTAGAAAACAGGGCTAAATATATGCCTAACAGAGAAACAAGAAGATACAATAAATATAATAAAGGAAGAAAATAATGTATTGTAATCTATTAATTAATCAATTACCACAGCATACAGATAGTGGAATAAGAATAAGAACAGATTTTAGAGAAAGCATAAAATTTGAACTACTAATGCAAGATAGGGCAATAAAAGATGATAAAAAAATTAGAATGATTTTAAACTTATATTATTACAGACCAGAGCAAATAACAGATATAAAAAAAGCTTTAGAAGAAGTAGTTTGGTTTTATTCTGGTGGAGATAAAAAAGAAAATACAAATAGAACAGCAAAGAACAATAATAAAAAGCAAATTTATAGCTATGAATTTGATGCAGAATATATATATAGTGCTTTTATGCAGCAATATAAAATTGATTTAAATAGCATACAATATTTGCATTGGTGGAAATTTAAAGCTTTATTCGTTAATTTAAATGAAGATGTTATGTTTTCTAAAATAATGAAATATAGAGCAATAGAGTTAAATACGATTAAAGATAAAGAAATGAAGAAATTTTATAAAAAAATGAAAAGATTATATGCATTACCAGATATGCGAACAGAAGAGGAAAAAGAATATGATATTGGAGAAGCTTTCTCATAAAATGTTGAAAAATAAATAAATTTGTAATATACTTCTGAAAAAAGGAGTAATATTATGAAATTTGGAATTAGAAAACCTAACATAAAAAACAGTATAAAGGCAAGAACTACAGGAAGAGCAAAAAGAATGGTAAAGAAAGCAGCAAATCCTTTATATGGTAAAAAGGGAATGGGGTTTATTAATAACCCTAAAAAAGCAGTTTATAATAAAGTATATCATAAAACTTCTATAAGTACTTTTGATGTTTTTAAGAGGTCAAATAATTTGGTATACAATATTTTTATAGCATTACCATTGTTTTGTGTAGTTGGAATATGTCAATTATTATATTATTGTTATAAATACATTTTTATAGGATTAATTAATATAATAAAAAAGTTAATCAATTTATTTAAGAAAAACAAGAAAGAAGCAAAACATTAATGAAAAAATGGTATATATGTCCATATTGTAAGAAAAAGTTAGTAAGATATGAAGATAAAGACGCAATTTCAAAAAGCGTCTTTTTTTTATGTAAGAAATGTAAAAAAGAAATAGAAATAAAAATTAATAGAAAATAAGTCTTTAAATTGAGCCTATGAGCCTGACAGAAAGGAATAAAAAATGGCAGACGGCTCAGTTACTATAGAATTTAATGGAGATACTAAAGGCCTAGATAAAGATATTAAAGGAATAAGCGGAAAAGTTCAAAGCGGATTAGGCAAACTTGGAAGTATTGCAGGAACTGCAATGAAAGGTGTATCTGTAGCAGTAGGAGCAGCAGCAACGGCTATAGGCGGCCTAGTTACAGCTTCAGTAAATGCATATGCAGAATATGAACAACTGGTTGGTGGAGTTGATACTTTATTTAAAAATAGTAGTCAAAAACTACAATCTTATGCAGATGAAGCATATAAAACAGCAGGAATGAGTGCAAATGAATATATGTCTACAGTTACTTCTTTTAGTGCTAGTTTATTACAAAGTCTAGGTGGGGATACAGAAAAAGCAGCAGATTATGCTAATCAAGCAGTTATTGATATGTCTGATAATGCTAATAAGATGGGAACATCTATGGAACTTATACAAAACGCTTATCAAGGCTTTGCTAAACAAAACTATACAATGCTAGATAACCTTAAATTAGGTTATGGTGGTACTAAAGAAGAAATGGAAAGACTTCTTGAAGATGCTAGCAAAATAAGTGGAATAAAATATGATATAAGTAGTTTCGCAGATGTAACACAAGCAATACACGTTATGCAAGAAAGCATGGGAATTGCAGGAACAACATCAAAAGAAGCAAGTACGACAATTCAAGGTTCGCTTATATCTGTAAAAGGAGCTTGGGAGAACTTATTGGTTGGAATATCTTCTTCTGATGCTGACTGGGAGAAATTAATTAATAATCTTGTAGAAACTGTTTCAACAGCAATGGATAATATGCTCCCAGTTGTAAAGTCAGCATTGATAGGAGTAAGTGCTTTAGTAAGAGATTTATTTCCTAGCATAGCAGCAGAAATACCAGCATTAATAAGTGAAATATTGCCATCACTTGTAGAAACAGGAATTAGTGTAGTAAATTCATTACTAACAGGAATGCAACAGAATTTGCCAGCTTTAGCACAAGGGGCAATACAAATTATAAATCAGCTAGTTACTACTTTATTAAGTATGTTACCACAGCTTTTGGATATGGGTATACAATTACTGATGCAATTAGTAATAGGTATAGGCCAAGCTTTACCTGCATTAATTCCTCAAGTAGTAAATACTATAACAACTATAGTTGAAACTTTGATAAATAATATAGATTTAATTATAGAAGCAGGTATGCAATTGCTTATGGGATTAGCAGAGGGGCTAATAGTTGCAATTCCACAGCTCATAGACAAAATTCCAATAATAATAGATAAATTACTTAATGCAATAATAGAAAATTTACCTAAATTAGTAGAAATGGGAATGGAACTAGTTGTTAAATTAGCATTAGGCTTGGTAAAAGCAATTCCTACATTAGTTGGAAAAATTCCAGAATTAATAACATCTGTATTACAAGCTTTAAGAAAATTGCCTGAAATGGTGGTTGATATAGGAAAGAACATAGTAAGTGGCATATGGAATGGTATTTCACAAATGGCTAGTTGGCTCTGGAATAAAATTACTGGTTGGTGTAACTCTATTTTTAATGGAATAAAAGATTTTTTTGGAATACATTCTCCATCAAAGTTATTTAGTGATAAAATTGGTAAATATTTAGCATTAGGACTAGGAGAAGGATTTGATGATAATTTAGGAAAAGTCTATAAAGATATGCAGTCTGCAGTAGATTTTGAAACACAAAAATTAAGTGCTAATTTAAGTACAACAGCAACTAATAACAAGCTACTAACAGCAAATATAGTAATGAATCCTAGCAATATTTATCTTGATAGCGATAAGGTTGGTAGAGCAGTAACACCTGCTGTAACCAAAACTTTAAGAAGGGCAGGTGCTTATTAAATGATAGCAAGGTGGAATAATAAAGATTATAGAATAATTGATAGTATAGAGATAAAAAAGTCTAGTAGAGAGGTTACATATACAGACCTTAAGCTAGACTTTTCTAAATGTACTATGGAAGATTTACCTTATGCACAGCAAGAAGTAGAAATTATAGATAAAGATGGAAAGCTAAAATTTACTGGTTTTGTATCTGATTATAAATTACCAGAGCTTAAGAAAATAATTACTCCAGAGAAAGAGCTTAATTTAAGCTTATATACTCCAAGACAAATGACAACAATTAGAACAGTAACAATTATGAGAACAGCAATGCTTAGTGAAATTATTACGCAAGTATTAATGCCACTTTATCAAGATGGATTTGTGCTAAAGACATTAAATATAGAGGATAAATCTGTAACACTAAAATTAATAAGTAAAACTGTAGAAGAGGTACTTAACTATCTTTCTAAAAAGTATTCTTTATATTGGAATATAAACGAATTTAAGGAAATAGAAATAGATGATATTAATTATTTATTTAACAACGTACCTAAAAAAACTATCAATATAAATAACTATAAGCAACAAATAAATGGTTTTTTGAGCATATCTCCAACTGTAGAGAATTTAAATTATGCAAATATTATAAATATAAAAAATGCTAGAATATTTTATGATAATATACAGCAATTTAATGTAACTTTAAAAAATGGAGATAGAGTAGATTTTGAAAATCCAATAGATATAAGTCTAGGTGCAGCTGAAAGAATTGTTGGAGCATTAGCAGTGAATCAGACTACAACGTGTACAAATTTGGAGATAATATATAATGATTCTTCTAAAGCATATGTGGAGTGTGGTTTTAATGTAGATGGAGAAATTCAAGATGGACTTAATATGAAAGATATTGCGACAGATGATAGTACAGGAGCTTTATTTGTTTTAACAATGGATTCTACGTTTACTAATTTAGCAATAGGAGTTACATATAAGGGAGAAAACGAAATAACAGTAAATTCTATTAAAAGTCAAACATTTTTAAGATATGCAAATATGCGATTAATAAACTGGCAAGAGATAGAACAAAACGGAGGAAAAATAACAACTTCCGGACAAATAGAAAAAGTATTAGATGTAGAAAATGGTTGGTTTACTGTTCAAGAGTTAATAGATTATATTAGAAATATATTTATTATTAATAATAAATATACAAATCAAGTTATCTTAAAATATGATAAAGAAAATAATATAGAAATAGGAGATAGAATAGATATAGACCTTCCAGAATATTTTACGGAAGGTATTTTTATTGTAACAGCAATAAATGAGAGCAAAGAAGCGAACAATCCAACAAATTATTCTGTTGAACTTAGAGATACGAATTTATTAGAAAATTATATTGATTTATTTAGAAGTTCTAGTGATACAGAAGAACAAGACAGTCAAGTTGAAACAGAGTATGTTGTAGAATATTCTGGAGAAGAAAAGATAAAAGAAATCCACGAAATTGAAATGAACGAAGACTACAACGATACATTAAATACTATATTAAGAGGTTAATATATGAAAGTGAAGAATTTAGAAGTAGAGATAAAAGTAGGTAATAAGCAACATAAATTTACTAATCTAATATTAAATAAATATTTAGATTTATTTGCAGATAGCTTTTTAGAATTTAAAGATAAAAATCTAGATTTTTGCTGTGTTAACTTAACAAAAGAAAAAACGCTTATAACAGCAGGAAGCACAGAAATGGCATTTGATACGATATTAGAGTTTAATTCTGCAGAAAAAAGTGAATTGTTAACAGAGAATACAGTAATAAATAAATATAACTATGAAAGGCCATTGGCTGGATATCAACCTTTGAGTAGTTATATAGGCCAATATATAAAGCAAATTGGATTTGGAATTTATGATTATAAAGCAAAGAAACTTGAACTATATGCGTATTTAGACGTAAGTAAATACAATATTGTTGTACAAGAAGGACAACCTATTGTAATAAGCAGAACGGATAAAGTTTCTACAGATATGAATTTCTGGAGCAACGCTAATGCTGTAAAATGTCCATATCATTTAACTACGAAGGGATTATTAGAAGTAAACGGATATGAATATGATACAGTAATACCAAGGCTTTATAGTATAGGATTTGGATCATTACCATATAAATTTACAGATGAGTATTTAGTAGAAGATTTGGATATATCCAAAACCGGAGTGGGAGAAATAACAATAGACAATGTGTTGAATAATTATGCAAAAAATGATTTATTCCCTCGAGAAGATTTATATCCAAGAGAAGATTTATATCCACAAGAAGGAACAGCTAATTTTTTAATTTACAAGTTTAAATTATTTAGAAAAGTATTTACAGACCCAGAGCAACCTCCAACGTTGCAAGATACGGGTCTTTTTTATGTGCAATATAAACAATTAGAACGATTTGGACAAATAACAAAATTAAAAATCCGTTATGAAAGAGGTTAAAAAATGAAATTAAACAAAATTAATTTTACTAATTATCAATATCCTGGATTATCTGAAGAGATATTGGATGCTTTACAAGATAATATTAATGAAGCAATAAATACAATTCCATTAATAAAAGCAAGAATTAATAGACAAGATATTAATACATCTGGAACTTATGGAACTGTAACAGTGCCATTAAATGCTGTAGAAATAAATAACGATAATATTGATAATTATTTAGTAAAAGAAAACAATGAAATCGTAATAGGAGATGATGTAAGTCTTGTAGAAGCAGTTCTGTTTACTAGAGGTCTTGGTTTTTATGGTGGTAGTGGAGACAAAGAGTTAATGATTATGAAAAACGGACAAAAAATAGATGGATACTATCAGAGAGCAACAGATGGGTGGTGGGGAATATCTATTCCAACTGTTATACAAGTCAGCAAAGGAGATAGACTAAGTGCTGTCTTACAAAGTCAATCTGTAGGGACGACAGAAATCCTAGAAGGTTATTTACAAGTTAAAGTTTTAAAATAGGAGGATTATAAATGGCAGAAACAATAAAATACGAAGATAAAAGTCCATATCAAACTCAATTAGATATTCCCGAAAATAATAAAACAACAGCAAAGAATATAAACGAAATCAAGAGAGTCGTTAATAATAATGCAGAAGAATTAGATATAGCTAACGGTGAAATGAAGAAATTAAATAAAAAAATGGATGTAGTAGTGGCATCTCCATTAAACTATAAAGGTGCAGTAAGTAATTATTCAGATTTAGCATATATTGAAATTTTACAAAATGGAGATATTTATAGTGTGACTTCCGAAAACAAAAATTATGTATATTCAAAATCTTCTGAAGAATGGATTGAGTATAATCCAATAATTAATGTAGAAATTGTAAATGAGCAACTACAAAATTTAATTAAAGAATTACCAATAACAATCTCTAATGCAATATTAGAAGATAATAAACAAAAATATCCTGTAGGGAAAATAATAATATCTACAGAAGATGTAAATCCAAAAACATATTTAGGGTTTGGGACTTGGGAAAAATGGGGGCAAGGTAGAGTTCCTGTTGGAGTTAATTCAGAAGATAAAGATTTCAATACAGCCGAAAAAACAGGTGGAGAAAAAGAGCATACTTTAACGGTACAAGAAATGCCAAGCCACTATCACAACTTAGCAATAGATGGTGGTAATGATGCAGGAACAATGGATAGAATAGCGTTAAATGGCTATGGCTCAGCAAGATGGTATTCTAACACAAGAGATACTGGTAATGGAAAAGCACACAATAATATGCCGCCTTACATAACATGTTTTATGTTTAAAAGAATAGCATAATAGGAGGAAACAATGTTTGTAATTAAAGATAATAACGAAATAAATATCACACGTGGAAATACAGGAATAATTGAAATTAGTGCAGAGAATTATACTTTTAAAATAGGAGATGTGTTGTCTTTCTATATTAAGAACAGTAGACAATCTAAAGAATATCTTTTGGAAAAAAAAGTACAAGTAGCTGAGGAAAAAGAAGTGATAGAAGTAAAAATAGAAAAAAACGATACAAAAGATCTTGTATGTGGTAATTATGTTTATGGAGTAAAAATAAATTTTGCAAATCAAGAGATAGATACCTTTATTTATAATGTGAAATTTAAAATTTTGGAGGACTAAAATGGATAAAATACAGCTTAAACTTAAGTTAAGTTCTAAACAGAATATTAAAGGAAATGTCAGTAGTAAAAAAAAAGTAAAAGGAAATATAAGCATGGGAACTAACAACACAGGAATAACTTTTAAGCAAATGTTAGATGCAATTTCAACGAGTGGAGATATAACGAACATAAAAACAGAAACTAAGATTGATATTAGTGGAGAAAACTTAAAAACGGGAGCTTTAACAAATTTCGAAATAGAAGAGATATTAAAAAAATAGGAGGATATTATGGCAGAGAAAAATTATTTAGATAAAAATGGCTTATTATATCTTTGGACAAAACTAAAAGAAATTTTTGTAAAAAAAGATGGAAACAAAGTTTTAAGCGATAATAACTATACTACAGAAGAAAAAAGTAAATTAGCAAGATTAGAGAACTATACATTACCTAAAGCAACTATGACAACTCTTGGTGGAATTAAAGCAGGTGCAGGTGTAGAAGTTACAGAAGATGGAACGTTGAATGCAACTGGAGGAGGAACTGCAGATAGTGTTGCATGGGAGAATGTACAAAACAAACCAAGCACAATAGCAGGGTATGGAATAACAGATGCTAAAGTTGATGGAAAAACTGTATCAATTGGAGGCAATCAAGTTACTGTTCCTACAAATAATAACCAATTAGCAAATGGGGCAGGGTATCAAACTGCTAGTGAGGTTCAAAATGCTATTAACCATGCTGTAAGTTCAGCCTATAAATATAAGGGAAGTGTAGCTAATCAGGAAGCTTTACCAGAAAGCCCAGATGTTGGAGATGTTTACAATCTAGAAGATACAGGAGCTAACGTAGCCTGGGATGGTTCAAAATGGGATAACTTGGGGATGATAATAGATTTAACAGGTTATCTTAAAGAAAGTGATTTTGTACCAATTGAAAATACCGATATAGATGAAATTATTGCTAGCTAGGAGTGATAAACATGGCGCAAAATACATATTTAAATAAAGAACATTTGAAATACTACACTACTCAATTAAAGAAGAAAGTAATGAATGATGTTTATCCAGTAGGTAGTATTTATATAACTGTTAGTGATATGAATCCAAGCCAAGTATTCGGAGGTACATGGGAAGCTTTTGCACAAGGTAAAACGCTTATTGGAGTTAATTCAGAAGATAAAGATTTCAATACAGCCGAAAAAACAGGTGGAGAAAAAGAGCATACTTTAACGGTACAAGAAATGCCAAGCCACTATCACAACTTAGCAATAGATGGTGGTAATGATGCAGGAACAATGGACAGAATAGCTTTGAATGGATATGGTTCTGCGAGATGGTATTCTAATACACGTAATACGGGTAATGGACAAGCACATAATAATATGCCACCATATATTACGTGCTATATGTGGGTAAGAACGGCATAAAAAATATATAAGAAAGGAAAAAATAAAATATGGAAGAAATAATAAAAACATTAAGTTTTAGTAGTATGGCTTGGCAAATAATAGCACCATTAATTTTTAGTGGATTAGATATTTTGACAGGTTACATACAAGCAGTAATCAATAAAAATATAGATAGCAAAGTAATGCGAGAAGGTCTATTACATAAGTGTTTATTAATAGTAGCAATAATAATAGGTTATGTAGTAGAATATGCATTTAATCTTCCTGCAGTAGCACAAGTTATAACAATATATATTTGCGTAATGGAAGTAGTATCTATATTAGAAAATCTAAAGAAAGCAGGATTGGATTTAGGAAAATTAGGAGACATATTAAAGAACAAGAAGGAGGAATAGTATATGGCAACTAACATACCATTAACAGGAGATTTTAGAGTAACTTGTGAATTTAAAAGAAAAGGAAATTGGGCAGCAGGTTGGCATACGGGAATAGATTTAGTCGGAGATGAAAAGATCTATTCTAGCTGTAATGGAACTGTAACTAGAACTGGATGGGATAATTCTTATGGCAATTTTGTAGTTGTAAAAAACAATGAAGATGGTAGATACCATTGGTTTTGTCATTTGGCTAAAATTAATGTATCAAAAGGTACTAAAGTATCAAGAACTAGTGTAATAGGAGTTATGGGTTCGACTGGTAATTCTACAGGAAAGCATTTACATTTTGAAATAAGAAATGCAAGTAATAAATATGCAGACAATAGCAATCCAGCAGATTATATGGGAATACCAAATAGAGTGGGAAACTATAATAGTAAGAATTATCAAATAAGAAATTCTAACTCGAACGAGCTAAAAACATTAGCTAGAAATACTAATTTAAGAAGTGCACCAACAACAAGTGCTAGTAAAGTATTATATCTAGCTAATACAACATTATATGTGTTAGAAAAAAATGTAGCAAAAGCAGATGGATATACATGGGATAAAGTAAAAATAAGAGTAAATGGAAAAATAGGATATATGATAAATCAAAATTATAAATAATAAATTTAGAAGGGGTGTGGTATAATTTAGTTATGCTACACCTCTTTTTTGTTTATATTAATGTTTTTTAATGCTATATGATGTTAAAAAATGTTTACAAATTTAAAATGATGTGCTAAAATAACATTACAACAAGTTAAACAGAATGTTTTACAAATATATTACGTTTATATTAAATATTTTTTAAGTTTTGTGAAACTTGTTGACACCAAAGAAATAGTATACTATAAATAGATAAATAAAATAAAAAAGAGAGAGGAAAAATCCTCTCATAACTAATCGTTTATAGAATTGGAGTTTTGTGCATTGACTTCAATTCTTTTTTCTTGCTCTGTGGAACTAAACTTTATGTAAGTATTATAGCCTAAATTAGCTAGAGATACTATAATAGAACCAACAATAGCAATAATGAAACCTCTGCCAAGATACTTAATTGCCAAATTATCATTTGTGTTTTTGTTCTCCATTTCTATACCACCTCCAATTGAGTAAGAATTAAACTGCTAAAAGGTGGGTGCAGTTTATCAACAGTCGTGAAAGACATACTGCTTTACAATCAGCAGTAACGACTGCTGATTAATACATCCACCTTGAGATGGTAACGATTTTTTGTATCATATCAAAAAAAGAAGAAATATGCAATATAAAATAGAAACTTCTGGAATTTTAATAATTAAATAATCATTCGACAAATTTCGCGAGACAAGGTAAACATAAAATGTTATACTATCAATAAGGAGATGATAGTATGAAAGAAATGTATATTAAATCTCTACGAATGATAAAAGAATTAAATATAAAAAATAAAAAAGAATATATTAAATTAGTGCAAAACTATAGAATTTTAAATTTAGAAAGTTTAAAATATATATGTCAGACAAAAAGATTTAGAAAAATTCGAAAATTAGCAAAAAGTATGTAATTTTAGGTATATAATTACATTACTAATGTATAAAGATGGCTTAGAATCGATTGTTGTAAGAATATGCTTTGAACGCAGTAGTATCAACGATTTCAAAGGAACTACTTTACAATATTATAAAAATATTACTAATATGTTCGTAAAATACTGTTGCCCAGTAGAAGCGCCAGAGGAAGAATAAAATATATAGGAGGGGGATTTTGGGGACGTACCTTAAAATCCCTGTTTTTTTCTAAATATTAATTGTTATCAAAAAAATTAATTCATAGTTAATAAATTAAAAATCTAAAATTAACCAAGAGCAAATTAAATTTAAGGAGGTAAAATGCCGAGAACATCAAGAGAAAGTATTAAATCGAATTTTATTCACATTGTAACAAAAGGACTAGCAGGAGAATTTATTTTTTATAAAAAAGAATATAAAGATAAATATATATCTTTGCTAAACCAAAAATTAGAAAATGGTATACAATTAATATCATATTGTGTTATGGACAATCATGCACATATATTAATGTATATGGAGGATATAAAAATATTAGAAAAATTTATGAAGAAATTGAATACAGCATATGCTATTTTTTATAATTCGAAGGAAGAAAGAAAAGGATACGTCTTTGCTACTAGATATTATTCACAAATTATAAAAAATGAAAGACACTTATTACAGTGTATACATTATATTCATAAAAATCCTGTAAATGCTGGAATTGTAAGTATACCTGAAAATTATAAATATTCATCATGCAATGCAATTATGAATGGAAAGATGAGAGCTGAAATATTAAAAATTGTATTTGGGGAGAATTTTTATTGCATGTATACAGAAGCTGATACAGAAGAAAATTGTAATTTTATAGATGAAAATTTACAAAATAAAATTACAGAGAAAAAGGATATAGAAGATATAATTAATGAATTTTGTAATAAAAAGGGTAAAACAATGAAGCAAATAAAACAGTCAAATAAGCTAATAATAGAATTGAAGGAATATTTGAATATAAACTATAAGGTAAGTAACAAAAATATATGTGCTATATTAGGAATTGGCAAAAATAGAATAACTCTAATAGAAAGAAAATTAAAAAAAGATTAGTATAGTAATTGTATATGCCATAGGGAAAGAATAAAATTATATAAAATATAAAATTTAAATATTTAGTTGTGTTAACTTGAATGAAATGTTAAGTGAATTAGAAGGCAAAAACAAAAAAATGGAAATATTAAAGCAATTTTTTATGATATACTAAGATTAATATATATGGATTTTCAAAAATCAAGAGAATTTAATAAAGCAGAACTACTAAAAAGTACATTGATATATAGGAAAAAAGGAGCATACCTGAAATCCCTATAAGAGGAGTTATACAAATGAAAATGACATGGATAACTAGAAGAATGAGCTATGAACAGATTAAGCCTAATAAACAAGTAAGATATATGCAAATATTACAAAGATTATGCTTAGGAAACAAATCTGCAAAAGAGATTGCAGTGGAATTGTATAATTTGAACTTAGCAAATACCGATGAACGAAATGTTGCAGCTCCACGATTAACTGAACTGGAAAAAATGGGATTTGTAGAGGAAACAGCAAAGAAAATGTGTGAATATACTGGAAGGACTGTAACCGTATATAAAATTACAAAAGAGGGTTTTGACTTTGTAAATAAAATCAAGCAATAA